CTGGAAAAAGCAGTCCCTCGTGCTGGGTCGCAGTCCCTATCAGTGGCAGCACGAGCCGTGTCTCTACGGCTGGAAGAAGAAAGGCAAGCACCAGTGGTACACCGGGCGAAAAGAGTCCACCATCTGGGAGTTCGACAAGCCCAAGAAAAACGGCGACCATCCTACCATGAAGCCGATTCCGCTGCTTGCCTATCCCATTCAGAACAGCTCTATGGCAAACTCCGTGGTGCTCGACCCCTTCGGCGGCTCCGGTTCTACGCTCATTGCCTGTGAGCAGACCGACCGCATCTGCTATACCATCGAACTGGACGAGAAATTCTGCGATGTCATTGTCCGCAGATACATCGAGCAGGTCGGTACGGATGAGAAGGTCAGCGTTCTGCGGGATGGGAAAGAATACAAGTTCAACGAGGTGTGTGATGGAGCAGAATAAGCCGGAATACCATGTTGTTTCTCTTTCAGGCGGCAAGGACTCCACCGCCATGCTGCTTATGATGCTGGAAAAAGGAATGCCGGTCGATGATATTCTCTTCTGCGATACCGGCTTGGAATTTCCGGGACTGTATGCGCATCTGGATAAAGTCGAGCAGTATATCGGAAGACCCATTACACGCATCCAAGCGCCGCACTCCTTTGAATATTATTTCTGTCAGCATCCCATTCGCCGCAAGCGCAGCACCACTTTCGCTGAAAAGTACGGTGCAGACCACCTCGGCTACGGCTGGGCGGGACCAAAAATGCGCTGGTGTACGGAACGGCTGAAAAACGAGCCGAGGGAACGGTATCTGCGAAAGCTGAGGGAGACCTACACCGTAATCGAGTATGTGGGGCTTGCCGCAGATGAGGGATACCGCCTGGAACGGAAGAATAATCAAAATCCAAACCACCGGCATCCGCTTGTGGACTGGAACATCACCGAAGCGGAATGCCTTCGGTATTGTTATGACCACGGCTTTGATTGGGATGGGCTGTATGAAATATTCCGCAGGGTGTCCTGCTGGTGCTGCCCATTGCAGTCGCTTTCGGAGCTGCGAAAGCTGTACCGGCACTTTCCTGAACTGTGGGAACAGCTGAAAACATGGGACGGTATGACATGGCGAAAGTTCCGCGCAGACTACTCGGTGGAAGAACTGGAGAAACGCTTTGACTTTGAAGAGGAATGGCAGAACGCCGGAAAGCCTCTGAAAAGCAAAGCGTTTTATTCTGCCCTTAAAGACCGATTGCGAGGTGAAAACACATGAAGAATAAGACTTTGACCCTCGGAAGCCTGTTTGACGGTTCCGGGGGTTTTCCGTTGGGCGGACTGCTTGCCGGTATCACTCCCGTGTGGGCTTCGGAAATCGAGCCATTTCCCATTCGGGTGACCACCAAGCGTCTGCCTTTTATGAAGCATTACGGGAACATTTCCGCTATGGACGGTGGCAGAATCGAACCCGTGGACATTATCACCTTCGGCTCACCGTGCCAGGACATGAGCGTGGCAGGCCGAAGAGATGGCTTGGACGGAGCGCGTTCCAGCCTTTTCTATGAAGCCGTCCGAATCATCAAAGAAATGAGGTGTGCCACAGATGGCAAATATCCAAGATGGATCTGTTGGGAGAATGTTCCCGGCGCCTTCTCCTCGAACAAGGGTGAGGACTTCAAAGCCGTCCTCGAAGCGGTCATCGGCATCGCAGAGCCGAACGCCCAGGTGCCTATGCCTGAAAAAGCACGATGGCCCTACGCCGACCTTTATCTGGGAGACGGATGGAGCGTTGCGTACCGATCTCTTGACGCACAATACTGGGGAGTTCCCCAGCGAAGACGCCGCATCTACCTTGTCGCAGATCTTGCAGGCGGAAGTGCCGGAAAAATACTATTTGAGTCAGAAGGCTTGTCTGGGTATTCTGCGGAGGGCTTCCGCTCGTGGCAAAGAGCTGCCGGAAGTTTTACGCCTTGCGTTGGAGCGACAGGCTTCGATGGATACAACGGCAGTCTGACGGATGACACTTCCGCCACCCTCGGCGTGAACTGCGGAATGAGTACCGGTCGTAACGGCATCGTGCTGAACGACCAGGGCGGCAACCGCATGGACATCACAGAGGAAGTCACCTCCACGCTCCGAGCAGAAGCGCATCATCCGCCCTGCGTAATGGAATCGGCAGGCTTCTGTACCGAGCATTCCGCAAAGAGCCGCACCATCGGCTATGAGGAAGAGTGTTCTCCCACGCTCCGTGCAGGTGTTGTTCCTGCGGCGGTGGCACTGGAAAACCATCCGACCGACAGCCGGGTCAAGCTATCCGAGGACGGCAATGTGCAGACGCTGACCTCCCGCATGGGGACGGGCGGCAACAATGTGCCGCTTGTGATGAAGATCCGCTCCGGCTGCGAAGGCGGTGGCAAGGGCGCGCTCATTCAGGAGAACAAATCCGCGACTCTGTCCTGCAACAATGACCAGACGCTGTTCGAGCCTTGCGGCTGGGACGGCGGGCAGATTTCTCCGACGCTCACCAAACAGAACGCAGGTGGAAACCAGCGGATGCCGGACAAGGACAACTTCACCTGCGTCCTTCAGTCCTTCGGCATCTGCTCCAAGGATTCCAATGCCATGAAGTCGGATAATCCCCACAGCGGGATCTACGAAGCGGAAACCGCACGGACGCTTGACGGCAACGGCGGCAACCCCTCCTGCAATCAGGGCGGCATTGCCGTTGTTGCTTTCACGCAAAATCAGCGTGATGAAGTTCGTGACCTCGGTGACCGCTCCGCTGTGGTGTGCGCCAATGCCGGAACAAAGCAGCAGACCTTTGTACTGCAAGGCTCCATGATCGGCCGTGAGGACAAAAACGGTCCCCAGGGCGACGGCATCAACGAGGATGTCAGCTTTACGCTTAACACCGTTGACCGCCACGCCGTGTACAGCATGACAACCGGCAGCTTTGCCCAGGTTTCCGAAGATAAGGCTCCTACCGTCCTTGCCCGTGACTACAAAGACCCCACCGCCGTTTGCTACGGCATCGGCAGAGACACCTTCAACCAGGGGCAGAACGCCAAGTTCGCTCCGACCTTTGAAAAGGAGCTTCAGCCGACACTGGTGGCAAAAGGGCCGGGCGCTATCCAAAGCGGATACACCGTCCGCCGTTTGACGCCCACCGAGTGCGCCAGACTCCAAGGCTTCCCGGACAACTGGTGCGCTGACCTCGGCACGGAAAAACCGTCCGATGAAGAGATGTACTTCTGGCACAAGGTGTTCAAGACCTATTCCGAAGTGACCGGCTGCAAAATGAAATCCGACAAGCAGGTCGCCAAGTGGCTGAAAGATCCGTATTCCGACAGTGCGGGATATAAGATGTGGGGCAACGGCGTGGCACTCCCGTGCGTATGGTTCGTGCTCTGCGGGATCGTGTGGTATGCACAGTCCGGCGGCGATAATGCGCCGATATAATCTACACCGGAAATGTGAAGATATAACTGGATATATGCCGAGCATGACGGTAATATGTGACTACCAAAAATCAAGGAGGTCACGAAAATGACGATTACAATCCATGCACAGGGCGCAGAGCGCAAGCGGCTGGTGCAGACCATCTCCGACTGGCTCGGCGTTCCCGCAAAGTACTGTGGCGCACCCACATTCAACTATGAGGTGGATTACTTCACCATTGACCGAAACGGCAGCCTTTCCTTTGACGACCGTGTCGACAGCGAGGTCATCGAGCGGCTGCTTCAGCACATCTACGATGAAGGCTTTGATATCGACCAGAGCCACACCGAGGATGAGGACGAGCCTTGCGCCGTCTGCGTTTCCATGCCGAGGAGCCTGTTCATCGACAGCAACCTGGAAAACCTCAAGGCACTCATCACAGCCAAGGGAAGTCTTATCAAGAAAGCCCTCGGAGTCGCTGACCTGCCACTGGAAATCACGGACACGAAGGTATCCTTCCCTTGGTTCCCGGCGACTCCCACCCCGGACGAGATGAACGCCTACGACACCTTCATCTGCAAGCTGTGCGAGATGGCACGGAATCAGAAACGGATCAACGCAACGGAAAAGCCGACCGACAATGAGAAATATGCATTCCGCTGCTTTCTCCTGCGGCTGGGTTTTATCGGCGCGGAATACAAAACCGCGCGGAAAATACTGCTGAAGAACCTGTCCGGCTCCTCGGCATTCAGGAACGGAGGTGCGCAGCATGAGATTTCCGAGTAAAGAGACGGTCGAGCGTATCCGTAAGGAATACCCGGTCGGCACCCGTGTGGAGCTTGTTCAGATGGATGACCCACAGGCACCGCCTGTCGGCACGAAAGGCACCGTGCGAGGTGTGGATGACATCGGCAGCATCATGGTTGCCTGGGATAACGGCTGCGGTCTGAGCGTGGCTTACGGGGAGGATATTTGCCTTAAACTGCTGTAATATACACAGTTTCCGAACCACAAGATCGTGTAGTTTATAGCTCAGATATAACTGGATATAGTGTGCTTTCAGAGGTAATATGTGACTACCGAAAGGGAAACAAACCAAAACGGAGGTCACAAACATGAGCCAGAGAACAGAAAACCAGGTAGCCGAAATGAAGAAGCAGACCATCGGGGTCGAGGTCGAAATGAACAGCATCACCAGAGAGAAGGCCGCAAGGCTGGCAGCCACCTTCTTTGGTACCGGGCGGTACGAGAACACCGCTTGCCGCAACGGCTACTGCACTTGGTCGGCTTGGGATGAGAGCGGACGCGAGTGGAAATTCCAGAAGGACGTCAGCATCGCGGGCCTGGACAGCGAGAAATGCGAGATGGTCACGCCGATCCTCACCTACGCTGACATGGAGACCTTGCAGGAGCTGGTTCGCCGCCTCCGCAAAGCCGGAGCAAAAAGCGATGCCACCAGAGGCTGCGGTGTTCACATCCACATCGGTGCCAAGGGACACACGCCCCAAACGCTCCGAAACCTCGCAAACATCATGGCAAGCCACGAAGACCTCCTGGCAATCGCACTGAACCTCGACAGAGGCCGCATCAGCCGCTACTGCCGCACGGTTGACCCCAGATTCCTGGAACGGCTGAACAACAGAAAACCCACCACCATGGCAGCCTTGGCTGATATTTGGTACGGCAGCCAGAACGCCGACTACGGCAGAAGCCAGCACTACAACGACAGCCGCTACCATATGCTGAACCTCCACGCCACCTTCACCAAGGGAACGGTCGAGTTCCGGCTCTTCCAGTTCGATGCTCCGGCAGACGGCAAGCAGAACGGACTCCACGCTGGCCAGCTCAAGAGTTACATTCAGCTGTGCCTCGCCCTGAGCCAGATGGCAAAGACAGTCAGAACCGCAAGCCCCAAGCCCCAGCAGAACGAAAACCCCAAATACGCAATGCGCACTTGGCTCCTTCGCCTCGGCTTTATCGGCGACGAGTTCAAGACCGCAAGAGAGCTCCTCACGAAGCGCCTGGATGGGGATGCGGCCTTCCGCAGCGGCAGAGCAGCCGCTTGAAGGACGCAGCCCAGAGGCCCCCGAACCCGCTGATGGCGGGCTTTCGGTGGTAGAAGGCAACTTCGGAAAGGAGTATTTTTTATGGAAAAACGCTATTACATCGCTTACGGCAGCAACCTCAATGTCCGTCAGATGCGGATGCGCTGCCCGTCGGCACGGATCATCGGCACATCGGTTCTCAAGGATTACGAACTGCTTTTCAAGGGCAGCAAAACAGGCTCTTACCTTACGGTGGAAAAGAAGTCCGGCATCTCAGTTCCTGTTGCTGTATGGGAAGTCACCGCAGAGGATGAAAAAGCCCTGGACCGTTACGAGGGCTTCCCGAACTTCTATTACAAGAAGGAGTTGACCCTACCAATCAAGGGTATCCGCACGGGCAAAATCCGTAAGCGACGGGTATTCGTGTACATCATGCATGAGGACAGGCCCATCGGCATTCCGTCCATTCCTTATATGCAGACCTGCATCCAGGGCTACGACGATTTTGGCTTTGACCGGCTTGTGCTGATAGACGCTTATCTCAAATGTGGGGAGGAACATCATGAGGGAAAATAAAATCATCCGAATATCAGTCTGTCCCAGGTGCGGGCAAGCTTACCGGGAGCATCCGGCTCTTTCAAGGCTCGACAACGAAACACTCATCTGCCCGGATTGTGGCACACGGGAGGCGCTCGATTCCATCGGCGTAAAACCGGATGAGCAGGAGCAGATCATCGCCTCCATTCACCGCTGCCGCCAGCCGGAATAACGCTGTAAAATACACAGTTTTTACTCCGAATGATCGTGTACTATATGCCTCCGAAATGACTGGATATATCCCGGACATGACGGTAATATACACTCACAACAAAACAAACGGAGGTACACGATTATGTGGAAAGAAGGCAGCATCAGAGTTAACGGTGAGGTTTTTCACTACTGGATGAAGCAGTACGACAAAGGCTCCGAGTGGGGTATCGACGGCGGACGCATTTCCAAGCTCATGCTCAAGCGCAACGGATACATCGTCTGCAACTACGACAGAGGCTGGGACATCGAACCCGCCGATGAGAACACGCAGCTTGCGCTGGAGCTTCTGCTCCACAGCGAGAACTGGTAAAAAACCAAAATTTCAAAGCAACGGCTCCGAAAGGGGCTGCTGCTCGTTGTACGGAAGGTCGCACCGATTTCGGTGGCGGCTATTTTTATACCTCGGAGGTGGTCTCTACGAGAAAACTGAAAACATATAAGCCCACAAGGTTCATGGAGAAAACCTCCCACTACGATGTGGACGCAGCGGATTATGCCGTCATGTTCATCGAAAGTCTGTGTCACACCAAAGGCACCTGGGCGAGAAAGCCTTTCGAGCTCATCGACTGGCAGGAGCAAATTATCCGGGACATTTTCGGTGTCCTCAAGCCCAACGGCTACCGGCAATTCAACACGGCATACATCGAAATTCCCAAGAAGCAGGGCAAGTCGGAGCTTGCCGCTGCGGTGGCACTTCTGCTCACCTGCGGTGACGGCGAGGAACGTGCCGAGGTCTACGGCTGCGCCGCCGATCGGCAGCAGGCGTCCATCGTTTTTAATGTGGCGGCGGATATGGTGCGGATGTGTCCGGCACTCTCCAAACGGGTCAAGATACTGGATTCCCAGAAGCGGCTCATTTATCAGCCAACGGGCAGTATCTACCAGGTGCTCTCTGCCGATGTCGGCAACAAGCACGGATTTAATACCCACGGCGTGGTGTTCGATGAGCTGCACACGCAACCAAACCGTAAGCTCTTTGATGTTATGACCAAAGGCTCCGGCGATGCCCGTATGCAGCCGCTGTATTTCCTCATCACCACGGCCGGCAACGACACGAAGTCCATCTGCTATGAGATCCACCAGAAGGCCAAGGACATCATCGAGGGGCGCAAAATCGACCACACCTTCTATCCCGTTATCTACGGTGCGGAGGAATCGGATGATTGGACGGACCCGAAGGTTTGGAAGAAAGCCAATCCATCCCTCGGCATCACGGTCGGCATCGACAAGGTCAAGGACGCCTGCGAGTCGGCTAAGCAGAACCCCGGCGAGGAGAACTCCTTCCGGCAGCTGAGACTTAACCAGTGGGTCAAGCAGGCGGTGCGCTGGATGCCCATGGACAAGTGGGATAAATGCGAGTTTGCCGTCAGCGAGGACGATCTGGAAGGTCGTGTCTGCTACGGCGGTCTTGACCTCTCATCCACCACAGACATTACGGCATTCGTGCTTGTGTTCCCGCCGGAGGATGAGAACGACAAATACATCATCCTGCCGTACTTCTGGATTCCGGAGGACAATCTCGACCTGCGCGTCCGGCGTGACCATGTGCCATACGATGTGTGGGAGCGGCAGGGCTTTTTGCAGACCACCGAGGGCAATGTCGTTCACTACGGCTACATCGAGAAGTTCATCGAAAGCCTGGGTGAGCGTTTTAATATCCGTGAAATCGCCTTTGACCGCTGGGGTGCTGTGCAGATGGTGCAGAACCTTGAGGGCATGGGTTTCACGGTCGTTCCTTTTGGACAGGGGTTCAAGGATATGTCCCCACCCACCAAGGAACTGATGAAACTGGTGCTGGAACAGCGCATTGCCCACGGCGGGCATCCTGTCCTCCGCTGGATGATGGACAACATTTTCATCCGCACCGACCCTGCCGGAAACATCAAGCCGGACAAGGAAAAATCCACAGAGAAAATCGACGGCGCTGTGGCAACGATCATGGCACTTGACCGTGCCATCCGCTGCGGCAATGAGAATGTAGAGAGCGTATACGACACAAGGGGCCTGCTGTTTATCTGAAATTGTAAACTTCTTGCGAATAGCTTGCATATCGCAAGCAAAAGTGGTATACTATATTCGCAAGGAGGCGATAAGCTATGGCAAGAACTTCTAATGTATTCGCGCGTGTAGAGCCTGAAATCAAAGAGCAGGCAGAACAGGTGCTTGATCAATTGGGAATCCCCATGTCCAATGCGGTCAGTATGTTTCTTCGGCAGATCGTTCTGCAGCGTGGCATTCCGTTTGAAATGAAACTGCCGGAGCGCAAACCGGTGGCTTTCGGATCTTTAACAAAGGAGCAGCAGGATGCAGAGCTTGAGAAAGGCATGGCAGATATCCGTGCCGGTCGCACCCATTCCGCACAGAGCGTCATGGATGAACTGAAAAGGGATTACGGCGTATGAATTGGGAAGTAGAATTCACCGATCAGGCAAGGCGCGACCTACGGGATATTCTGGACTACATCTCCTATGAATTGCAGGAACCGCAGGTCGCAGTAAAACTGGTGCGGCAGATCACAAAAGAGATCCTCTCTTTGGAGCAGATGCCCATGCGGTATCGGCTTTATGATGAGGAACCTTGGAAAAATCAAGGATTACGCTGTTTCCCGGTCAAGAACTATCTCATTTTCTACTACCCGGACGAAACCCAAAACACGGTTTATGCCGTCCGTATAATTTATGGTGGACGGGACATCAGCCGTCAACTGAGCGAAACCGAAACGATCTGAATTCAACACAACGAGAGCATCTGTCTACGGACAGGTGCTTTTCTTTTGCCCATTTTGAAGGAGAGTGATTTAGGTGGGTATTTTTTCAGGGCTGTTCAAATCCAGGGACAAGCCTCAGAACCGCACATCGGGCAGCAACTACGCCTTTTTCTTCGGTGGAACGACCTCCGGCAAAGCGGTGACAGAACGCTCCGCCATGCAGATGACTGCCGTGTATTCCTGCGTCCGTATCTTGTCGGAAGCTGTCGCAGGACTGCCGCTGCACCTTTATAAATACACGGACAGCGGCGGCAAGGCAATGGCGCTCGACCATCCGCTCTACCGCTTGCTCCACGATGAGCCGAACCCGGAAATGAGCTCCTTCGTATTCCGGGAAACGCTCATGACGCACCTACTCCTCTGGGGCAACGCTTACGCTCAGATCATCCGAAACGGCAAAGGTGAAGTGGTGGCGCTGTACCCGCTTATGCCCAACCGCATGGAGGTCAACCGGGATAAAAACGGCAAGCTCTACTACCTCTATTCTACCCAGTCCGATGATGCACCCACCATGAAAGGTTCGACGGTGTATCTCGACCCATCCGAGGTACTTCACATCCCTGGCTTGGGCTTTGACGGTCTGGTGGGCTACAGTCCCATCGCTATGGCGAAAAACGCCATTGGCATGGCGATTGCCTGTGAGGAATACGGTGCAAAGTTCTTCGCCAACGGTGCCGCTCCGGGCGGTGTGTTAGAACACCCCGGTACGATCAAAGACCCGCAGCGTGTGCGTGAGAGCTGGCAGTCCACCTTCGGTGGCAGCGGAAACGCAAACAAAATCGCCGTACTGGAAGAAGGTATGAAATATACGCCAATCGGCATTTCGCCGGAGCAGGCACAGTTCCTCGAAACACGAAAATTCCAAATCAATGAAATTGCTCGAATTTTCCGAGTCCCGCCCCACATGGTCGGCGACCTGGAAAAATCGAGCTTTTCTAATATTGAGCAGCAGTCCCTTGAGTTCGTGAAGTACACCCTTGACCCCTGGGTCATCCGCTGGGAGCAGTCCATCCAGCGGTCGCTCCTGTCCAAGGACGAGAAAGCCGTGTATTTCGTGAAGTTCAATCTGGAAGGCCTGCTCCGCGGCGATTATCAGAGCCGCATGAACGGGTACGCCATCGGCCGCCAGAACGGCTGGATGTCCGCTAACGACATCCGTGAGCTGGAAAACCTCGACCGCATCCCGGCAGAGGACGGCGGCGACTTATACCTCATCAACGGCAATATGCTCCCGCTGCAAAACGCCGGAGCTTTTGCAAATATCAACACCGATAACGGAAAGGAGGAAAAATCCGATGAAGAAGTTCTGGAATTGGAAAAACAGGACAGTGACAAACGAGGAGACGCAGGAACAGATCCAAGAGAGAACCCTGTTCTTAAACGGCACGATCGCTGAGGAGAGCTGGTTTGACGATGATGTCACGCCGCAGCTTTTCAAGGATGAGCTGATGTCCGGCTCCGGGAATATCACCGTCTGGATCAACTCGCCCGGTGGTGACTGCGTGGCAGCCGCCCAAATCTACAATATGCTCATGGACTACCACGGCGATGTCACAGTCAAGATCGACGGCATTGCCGCCTCTGCCGCATCCGTCATTGCGATGGCGGGTACGAAGGTGCTCATGTCGCCCACGGCACTCATGATGATCCACAACCCCTTGACGGTCGCTATCGGTGACAGCGAGGAGATGCAGAAGGCAATCGATATGCTCTCCGAAGTCAAGGAAAGCATCATCAATGCCTACGAGATCAAGACCGGCCTGTCCCGTGCCAAGCTCAGCCACCTCATGGATGCCGAGACTTGGATGAATGCCAACAAGGCTGTGGAGCTGGGCTTTGCCGATGATTTGCTGTTCAAGGCAGACGGTGAAAGTGACGCTGCGGAGGACAGCTTCGTGTTCAGCCGCAGAGCCGTCACCAACTCGCTCATGTCCAAGGTCAAGAGCCATCACACCCCGTCCGAACTTGCGAAAAGTGCAGGCACACCCATCTCCGAGCTCGAAAAGAGACTCGCACTTATCAAACCTTAAGGAGGATACAAACAATGAGTAAGATCAACGAACTGCGCGCACAGCGTGCAAAGACCTGGGAGCAGACGAAGGCGTTCCTCGACTCCCACAGAAGTGACAAAGGCGTCCTCTCTGCTGAGGACACCGCCACCTATGAGAAGATGGAACAGGAGATCGTCGACCTCGGCCGTGAGATCGAGCGCCAGGAGCGTTTGGACGCTTTCGAGCGTGAGCTGAACACTCCGGTCAATACGCCCATCACCCAGAAGCCCGATACGGCAAAGGTGGACACCAAGACCGGTCGTGCCTCCGACACCTATAAGAAGGCGTTCTGGGCGCAAGCCCGTACCAAGGGCGGTATGATGACCGCAGAGATCCGCAACGCTCTGCAGGAAGGCGTGGATAGCGAGGGCGGCTACCTCGTCCCCGATGAATTCGAGCAGACGCTGGTGCAGTCCCTCGAAGCCGAGAATGTGGTCAGGAGCCTGGCTCATGTCATTACCACTGCGTCCGGCAGTCACAAGATCCCCATCGTCGCCACCAAGGGCACTGCTGCCTGGGTCGATGAGGAAGGTACCATTCCCGAAGGCGATGACGCTTTCGGTCAGCAGCTCATCGGCGCACACAAGGTCGCTACCATGATCAAGGTGTCCGAGGAGCTTCTGAACGACTCTGCCTTTGACCTGGAAGCCTACTTCCGCACCGAGTTTGCCCGCCGTATCGGCAACAAGGAGGAAGAGGCGTTCCTCACCGGCGACGGCAGCGGCAAGCCCACGGGCATTTTCAATGCCACTGGCGGCGGTCAGCTTGGCGTCACGGCCGGTTCTGCGACCGCCATCACCGCCGATGAGCTCATCGACCTGTTCTACTCTCTGAACAGCGCCTACCGCAAGAACGCCGTGTGGCTTCTGAATGACTCCACCATGAAGAACATCCGCAAGCTGAAGGACTCCAACGGCCAGTATCTGTGGCAGCCCGCTCTGCACGAGGGCGGCTTTGATACGCTGCTCGGCAAGCGTATTTACACCTCTCCCTATGCGCCGGAGCTGGCAGCCGGTCAGAAGACCGTTGCGTTCGGTGACTTCAACTACTACTGGATCGGCGACCGCCTGGGTATTACCTTCAAGCGCCTGAACGAGCGCTTTGCGGAGACCGGCCAGATCGGTTTCATCGCATCCAAGCGACTGGATGGCAAGCTCATTCTGCCCGAAGCTATCAAGGTGCTGCAGCAGAAGGGCTCCGCTTCTTCCGGCGGCTAATGAAAGGAGGCGGCGGTGATGGACGAGCTTCTTTCCAAAGTAAAAGCCAACCTTATCCTGGAACACACGGCGGATGATGCCTTGCTGAAAAGCTACATCACCGCCGCTGTTTCTTACGCCGAAAGCTACCAGCACATCCCGGAGGGCTATTACGCGGAGAACCCCATGCCGCCCACCACGGAGCAAGCCGTCATCATGCTGTCATCCCACTTCTATGAAAGCCGGGACGGCAGCACGGGCGGCTTCTTTGCGGATAACACCGGAGCAGCACAGCAGGTGTGGAACACGGTCAATCTGCTGCTCCGCTTGGATAGGCGGTGGCAGGTATGAGCTTCGGGAAAATGAACGGCTTTGCCGACATCGTGGAAACCCGCCAAGTCAAGGACAGCGAGGGCTTCACCCATTCCGAGGATGAAGTCCTCGCTTCCGTCCGTGTGTACCGGGAAGGTCGGCATGGCAGTCAGCGTTGGGCAAACCTCGCCGCATTCAGCGAAGCGACCGACCTGTTCCGCTTTCGGTGTATTCCTGGGCTGACGGTCACTACCGACCAGTTTCTCATTTGTGACGGAGAGCGATTTAATATCATCTCTGTTGAAAATGTGAAAGGTCGTGGTATGTACATCGAGGTTTTAGCGAAAAGGAGTGAACCTACCATTGGCAAAAGCTGAAATGAAAATGCCGGAGGATTTCCTTCTGAAGATCTCCAAGCTCGGCAGCAACTTTGACAGCGTTGCGGATACCGTCCTGCAGGCCGGTGGCGAGGTGGTGCTGAAAAAGGTCAAGAGCAATCTTTCCTCCGTTATCGGCAGAGGGACAAAGTTCAAATCCCGCACCACGGGCGAACTGGAAGGCGCACTCGGCCTTTCTCCCTCCAAGCTGAACCGGGACGGAAACCACGACATCAAGGTCGGTTTCGCCGAACCTCGCTCGGACGGCGGCAGCAACGCCAAACTTGCCAACATTCTCGAATACGGCAAGCACGGTCAGCCTGCAAAACCGTTTCTGAAACCTGCGAAAACGGCGTCCCGGCAGGAATGCATCGATGCTATGACCAAGGCACTGGATGAGGAGGTGGAAAAGCTGTGAGCCTGCTATCCGATTTACAAACCATCGCCGAGCATTGCGGTGTTCCAGTGGAAACGGGTGTGTTCTCCGGCAAAGCACCGGACACCTATCTGGTCATCACGCCGCTGTCGGACAACTTAGAGCTTCACGCTGACAACGCTCCCGGCTGCGAAACGCAGGAGGTACGGCTGTCCCTGTTCACAAAGGGCAACTACACAAAACTGAAAAACGCGATTGTCCGCGCCTTGCTGGGTGCGGATTTTTATATTACCGACCGCCGGTACATCGGCTTTGAAACCGAAACCGGCTATCATCACTACGCCATTGATGTGGCACAAATCTATGAATTGGAGGTTTAAGACATGGCAACCATCGGTCTTGACAGACTCTATTACGCTAAAATCACCGAGGACGCAAGCGGCGAGGAAACCTACGCTTCTCCGGTGCAGCTGGCAAAGGCCATGACCGCAGAGCTTTCTGTGGAACTGGCGGAAGCGACTCTTTACGCCGACGACGGTGCGGCAGAGATCGTAAAGGAATTCAAAAGCGGCACGCTGTCACTCGGCGTGGATGACATCGGTGCGACCGCCGCATCCGACCTGACAGGTGCGACCATCGACAAAAACGGCGTGGTCGTCTCCGCAAGCGAGGACGGCGGCGAACCCGTAGCGGTGGGCTTCCGTGCAAAGAAGTCCAACGGCAAATACAAGTATTTCTGGCTTTACCGTGTGAAGTTCGGCATCCCGGCCACCAACCTCGCCACAAAGGGCGACAGCATTACCTTCTCCACACCCACCATTGAGGGAACCATTCTGCGCCGCAACAAGCCGGACGCCAAGGGTGTGCATCCCTGGAAAGCAGAGGTCACCGAGGGCGATACCACCGTGACGGCGGCCACCATTTCCAACTGGTATAAGACGGTATACGAGCCGACCTATGCGGCATCACCCGAGAAATCCACTTAACGGAGGTAACTTATGATGGATAACGAAAGAACCGCAACCATTACCATCGGCGATGAGGAGTACACCCTGCTCCTGACCACCAAGGCTACCAAGGAGATCGCCGGTCGATACGGCGGGCTGGAAAACCTCGGTGAGAAGCTGATGAAGTCCGAGAACTTTGAAATGGCTATCGGAGAGATCGTGTGGCTTATCACGCTTCTGGCAAATCAGAGCATCCTCATTCACAACCTCAAGGACAAGGAGCACCCCAAGGAGCCGCTTACCGAGGATGTGGTGGAGCTTCTGACCACGCCCCTCGATCTCGCCGGATACAAAACCGCCATTACGGAGGCGCTCTATAAGGGCACCAAGCGGAATGTGGAAAGCGAGAAAGACGCAAAAAACGCACAAGTCGGGTAACAGTCTCCGATGCGGAGCTGTTTACCCGGCTTCTTTATTACGGCCTTGCCCACCTTCATCTCAGCCAGGATGAAGTGTGGCTGATGCCGTTTGGACTGCTGCTGGATCTGTGGGAGTGCCATAAGCAGTATAACGGACAGGCTGTTCCTGCTCACGAACACTACATTGACGATATTATCCCGGACGGCATTTAAGGAGGTGACGGCGAATGGCAGACAGTTTCGGACTGAAGATCGGTCTTGAGGGCGAAAAGGAGTTCAAAAAAGCGCTGGCGGAGATCAACCAGTCCTTCAAGGTGCTCGGCTCCGAAATGAAGCTCGCCACCTCTCAGTTCGATAAAAACGATAAATCTGTGGAGGCGCTTGCCGCACGGAACAAGGTGCTGCGAAAAGAGATCGATGAGCAGACAACAAAAATCGACACCCTTCGCAAGGCTCTGCAGAATGCCGCCACCTCTTTCGGAGAAAGCGACCGCCGCACCCAGAACTGGCAGATCCAACTCAACAATGCCGAAGCCGCCCTCAACGACATGAACCGGGAACTGGACGAGAACGAGAAAGCCATCAAGGAGGGCGGCAAAGCTGCGGAGGAATCCGGCAGTAAGTTTGAAGGCTTCGGCAAGGTTCTCAAAACCGTAGGTGTGGCGCTCGGTGCTGTGGCCGTTGCCGCAGGTGCCGCCGCCGTGAAGCTCGGCAAAGAGGTCATCGCCGCCTATGCAGACTATGAGCAGTTGGTCGGCGGTGTGGATACCTTGTTCAAGGACTCCTCGCAGGAGATCCAGCGGTACGCCGCCAACGCATACAAAACGGCTGGTCTTTCCGCTAACGAA